TACTACCAATTACGTCTCTTGAGCAAGATAGCGAAAATGTCCACATAACAGTGACTTTAGACAAGAATGACGCCCAACCTAACCATAAGGAGAAACAGCCGTGATTGAAGAAAAGACTAAGCTACCCAAAGCCATTGATTCTGAGGGTATCTTGTACCGGCTGGACTACGGCTATTACGGCGAACTCGATGATAGATGGTGGCTGAGCTACGCATCGTACAAGAAGTTCCCTGACAAAAAAGTGTTCCTACAGCGCGAGGAAAGCACCCTTGAGCGATGTGTAGCAGGGGCAAGGCGCGACCTCAAGCGTAACCCGAACTGGGAAATGATATGAACCAGCCTAACCCTAAAAGCCAAGACCCCGAGCTAGAACAGATATGAGCAATCTCGTGATAACAGCGGAGGTTGGGGCGCTAGTGCGCGGGCAGTTTATCCGTGAGTTGAAAGAATACTGCTTCCTCCGGGGCTATGACATAGCAGTAGACGAAAACTGGGGCTTCCTGGAAAGCTTATATCGTATCAAGATAGTATGCCCAGATGATGACGTGCCTTTGGTGAAGACCGTTGTTACTGATTGGCTGAGGGAAGTATCATGAGTGATGGAGACATTCTGCGGTACTTAGCTGAGCGTAAATCTGCCCTACAGCAGGCAGAGGAAGAAATCTTAGAACTAAAGGCACAACTAGCCAATGCCCGAAAGCAAACAGCCTCCGATATCTTCTCTCTAGCCCACGATTATGCTCGCCAGGATAAAGCGATGCGCGGCTCCGAAGAGTTACGGCACTACCACTACTTTAATGCGATATCTAAGATTGGAGAATTTGATGGACGGTGAAGAAGCTAAAGGAGGCAAGTAATGCAATACATGCTCACAGATATCAATTCAACTGCCAATATAGAAGCTAACTGGTACGGTAGTTATGACACTCGAGAACAGGCTGAGAATCATGCGATGCTTTATCCGGGGGCCAGGTTTGTCATTGAATACCGCAGCGATTTAAAGACAAAAGGGCTACTACCAACAGGTAGTGCTTGGGAGCTTGGTGATTCAACTAAAAGGGACAAACGATGATTAAAAGACTAATGAGAGATGCCAGCGGTAATGAGGTACGGGCGCATGAGTAAGGGCATTGAGGTAATAAACCACGACAAGCAGCAAACACACTGGTACGACAATATGGGGCAGGTGCGAGATGGCTACCACAACTTTGATGAGCTATATGAGTTCCGTCTGCTCTACAACGCCGCCCTATTCAACGAGTGGGCCGCGCAGCGCAAATATCGGGTTCGCAAGAGTTGGTATCATGCTGAGACGCCATATGACCCGATATTCGGGGGTGGCTGGTTTGTTGTCATGGCTGAGTTGCCATCTGGCCAGATAACTAACCACTACAAGGGTAAAGATTGGGATTTGTTCCGGGTACCGGAAGTCGGTGTAGCCCGAGCCTGGGATGGCCACTCATCTGGAGATGTGGCAGTGAGATTGCGAGAATTCTTGAGATTAGAGGAGAAAGCCAACATCGAGCATATCCGCAGTAAGAGAGAGATATCCAAGAAAGCCGTACCCATACCGGCTGTAGACCTAGATAAAGATGGCTTTGGCTGGGGTCCAACTAAGGTGGTATAATATCCACATATGCCGCTCCTCAAAGACACTGTAAAGGCCGTTACCAGGAAGAATCCCACAACTAAGACTACTCCCAAGTACCTCATGCTCGAGGTCTGGGAGCGCCAGGGGCTTAGATTCTACCCCCACCAACGAGAGTTATTTCTCAGTGAAGCCATTAGCAGTCCAGAGAGTATTGCGCGAGCAAGGAGAAAGGTACAGAACGATGAGTGATGAAAACTACTGCGACAACGCCACCAATACTTCTGCAATTGTAGAGGAGCGGATCGGCAGACTAGAGCGTCAGGAGGCACAGCGAGCTCAAGAACGTGTAGATAAGCTCAGAATCTCAGGATTTAGAATCTATGGACTCGTACAAGGCATGGAGATAGAGATTATGTGGTCTATTCAGAACGCCGCTATTCAGAACACCGCTATTATGAAGCTCTTGGAAAAGTATAATGAAGATATATAATCGCAGGGAATTCCTGAAATTGCCGGATGGTTCTACTGTATATCACGAGGGCAAACCCTGGTTTTTTGGTGACATCGAGATAAAGCAGGAGACTTGGACCAATACCAACGACTGGCTCTATCAGTACTTTGGCAGTGTTGCCGCAGATAGTAGAACTGATGAAGATGAGAGCGACCTTTTAGATGACATGCGTAGCACAGGCGCTAGCTATCCCCTTGATACCTCATGGGATCGAAATGGTATGTATGACGAAGATAGCCTATTTCTTGTATATGAGCCCGAGGATCTGGATGTGCTGATCAAAGCGCTTTCTGAGGCTAGAGGAGAGGTAATAGAGGACAATAATAATGCCAGGCGGTAGACCAACAGCAGCTACCCCAGCGATGCTAGAGAAGGCTGAGGAATACTTGCTCACCTGGGTAGATAAAGGACAGGTCATTCCTAGCATCGAAGGGTTAGCATTACACCTCGGCATAAGCCGTTCGATTCTCTATGACAGAAAAGAGTTCTCAGACATCTTAGAGCGATTACGTCAAGCCCAGGCCCTGGTTTTGTTCACTCAGGGACTCAGTAAAAACTTTGATTCTACCCTCACTAAGCTCATGCTGAGCAAGCATGGTTATATCGAGAAGAGCGCTCAGGACATCACCAGTAAGGGCGAAAGCCTCTCTGTAGCACCTGATCCTAAGCAAGCTGCCGCCTATGCTCAATACCTCAAGGACAAGTCATAATGAAGACCTGTACCGAATGTGGCAATGGGTTTGAAGCCAAGCGAGCCGACGCTAAGTACTGTTCAGCTGTCTGCCGCGTTACAGCTAACCGTAACAGCGCTCCCCTTGTTACAGATAAATTAAATGTAACAAGTGTTACGGATAATGTTACAGATAACGACGCCCTTGTTACGGATAAATCTAGCCAGCCTGTCATCATCTGCCAGCGTTCCGTTGAAGATCATCCCGAGTCTGTCTGGAGATCGGTGGGTCAAGGCGGTGAATGGGTTATACCCGGTTATCACTACCATGCCGGTATGTACACCAGCTGTCTGAACCCTAATTGTATTAACGCTAAGAAGGAGAATCTATAGATGATGGCATTTCCCGTAGCCCTAGCGTGGCTCATTGCGATGGGGATAGTAGATGCTGCTTTCTTGTGGTGGCTTATTTCTTATTGGTTCTAGATGACTCCAGAGCAGACTCAAACCCTGATCGCTAGCTCCTCACTAGCCTGGATTACGCTCAACAATCTGGTCAACGAGAACCAGCGGCTGTTAGAGTTTAAGAACCATCGCTTTATGCTGGATGTCTACGCCGACAGGTCAGATGATATGGTCTGCATCAAGAGTGCTCAGGTAGGCTTCAGCATCTTTGCTATCCTTAGCAGCTTCCACGAGCTCAAGTACGAGAAGCGCAACATCCTCTATGCCCTGCCCACTAAGAACGTGGTGCAGGACTTTGTGGTACCAAAGGTCAATCCACTCATTAGCTCTAATCCGCTCATCGCCCAGGAGATGGGCTCGGACTCGGTTAGCCTCAAGAAAGTCGGCGACCGCTTTATCTATTTCAAAGGTGGCTTCAGCGAGCGCGAGGCTATCTCAGTGTCAGTCGACACTCTAGTCATTGATGAGTTGGACCGGATGCCAGACCAACAGATCGTTAACATGTTTGACTCTCGTTTGCAGGCCGCCGAATCACCCCGCCGCCGGCGGTTCTCTAACCCAAGTGGCGTTGGCTTTGGGGTAGATGCTCTGTTCCAGGATTCTAACCAGTACCACTGGTTCGTGAAGTGCCACGCTTGCAACCATGACTGGTACATGGATCTTGAAGCAGGTGACGATAAACGTCATCATATTGACCAAGATATAAGGCAATTCGTCTGTGGCGCGTGTAGAGCCGTTCTAACGCCCGATGACCGTCGAGGTGGTAGATGGGTCGCAAAGTACCCCAATCGGAACCGTCATGGTTACTGGATTAGTCAGATGATGGCGCCTTGGGTGACAGCTTCGCGCATCTTAGATCAGCGTGATGAGATGGACATCGCTACATTTCACTCATTTGTGCTGGGTAAGGCTTATACGCCTAGCGACCTCATTGTTTCACGTGAGACGATCCTGCGGGCTAACGCGCCCTCGCTTATCCCCAAACTCGATGTGGCCATTGGGGTAGACCAAGATGCTGGTGGCATGTATGTAGTAGCTATGACTTCACAAGGCGTCTTCTTTCATGAGTACGTTAAGAGTTGGGAGGATGTGGAGCAACTCAAGCTGACCTGGAATGCTATCGTGGTGTGCGACCCTAACCCTTACTCGACACTACCTAAACAGATGGCTGAGAAGTATCCGGACTGGTACCTATGCTACTTCAAGGAAACCAAGGACCTATCTATGCTTGATTGGAAAGATAGCATTGTCTATGCCGACCGTACTCGTATCCTGGACGCCGTAGCCGGTGAGATTGCTGGCGCCAAACTCTTGTTCCGGGAGCACGCTTATAAGCTGGAAGATGTCATTGCCCACTGGCAGAATCTCTACCGCACTACCGAGGAGAAAGAAGACGGCCGTACGAGAAGCATCTGGATTAAGAAAGACGGTAAG